AATGTTCCCGTTATAGTCACATTACCTGGAATTGTTACTGCCCCATTAGAATCTATTGTAAGACGTGCAACTCCTCCAGTTACTAATGTGAGTTGATCATTAACTGGACTAATTAATCCTGTATTAGGATCTCCATTAAACTTAAGAGCACAATTATTCAGGTCACCAGTCTTTGCAAATAATGAATTGGAACCATCTTGTCTTAGTAATGGAAAACCTCCATTAGTTATTGCATCATGAATTACAACAGTTTTTAACGAGGTATCTACTGTGACTTCACCTTCAGCACCTTTAAATCCTGAGTGCTCTGCTGTTGTTCCTCTTCTAAATTGAACTTGAGTTGCCATAATACTATCCTAAAGCCACTGCTATTGCAGTAGCAAAATCTTCTGTGGTGAGAGTAGCTATATCCTTACCATCGACTGTTCCTGATACTGTTATATTTCCTGTTACATCAAGTCCTGCTGCAAGATCTAAATTATAATTAATATCAACGCTTTTATTAGAATTTATTAATATAATTGGGTCGGCAGAATCCACTTGATCTACTTGCCATTTTCCTTGAGAGGAAAATATTTGAAAATCAGGATTATTATTTGAATCCATAAATTTTATTTTCCCACCAGCGTTGTTAGTAAAAGTTAATGCACTCCCGTTACAATTTATATTTCCAGCTACAGTTAAACCTGATTCAAATTGAGGATTATGTTCTTTTGTAATAAGTGTTCCATTTTTATTTTGAATAGTAAGGGTTCTAGTGACTCCAGTGCCAATTGCTGAAACATCAAAAGCTACTTGTTTTGTAGTATCAGTATTATCAATAATTCTGAAACCACTAGTCTTTGTAACAACAGCATCGGATGTTAAGGATGTTATTCCAGTTAAAGTTGTGACACTACTTCCAAGAGCAACCGCTGAACTTCCAATTGTTACTGTGCTATTTGCAAGATTACTGTTAGCAATTGAGGATGCAGTAGTTAGAACAGTTCCTGTTTCAGCTGGAAGAGTTATAGTTACATCAGCAGTTGATGCAGGTCCTTTTAGAGTTGCAGAATTTGTTCCATTATCAGTATCTTCTTTAAAAACTATACTTCCTGCAGAAGTTGAAGATCCTGTAAGAACTGGAGCAGTAAGACTTTTATTTGTTAAGGTTTCAGTGCCTGTGGTTGAGACTAATGTGGCATCAGAAACAGCAGTATTAAATTGAGCAAAAGTTCCTGTTAAAGTATTATTTGCTAAATTTACAGATTTATTTGTAAGAGTTTCAGAGCCTGTAGTAGAAACAAGAGTTGCATCGGTAACAGCAGTGTTGAACTGAGCTAGGGTTCCAGATATTGTATTTGATCCAAGAGCTAAAGTTTTATTTGTAAGAGTTACTGAATTATCTAAAGTTACAGGATAAGAAATATCAGTTGTTAAAGCAATAGTTCCTGATGCATTTGGTAACTGTATAACCTTATCTCCACCTGTGGCATCAGGTGCAGTAAGTCTTATTTCATTAGCATCCGCAGTTGTTCCTTCAAATGCAATACTCCCAGCTCCAATTTCAATAGAACTTCCTCCATCTTCTGTACCTGCTATTAAAGTTGTTGAAGCTAATGATGTTAAACCTGCAATAGTTGAACCTGTTGCTCCTAGTGCAACACTTGTACTTCCTATTGTTAATGAAGCGTTAGCTAATTGAGAATTAGGTATTGCACTAGTTCCAAGGACTCCAGTAGTGGAGTTATATGTCAGTCCATTTCCAGACGCTACACTTACAGATCCTCTAGCTCTTGCTTGTGTAAAATATTCATTTGTGCCCTCACTTAAATCGGTAGTACTATTTCCAGCAAAATCTAATTTATCTGCAGAAGAATTTAACTCCTGAAATAGACCTGAAACAAGTACTAATGCCTTTCTAGTTGCCATCTCATATCTCGATCAAGTCCTTAACCAAAAGAACTTATTTATATTTATTTTACGACCACCAAATATCAGGACAAAAGCACTTCAGGCTCTATCTTTATAATAAATTGTGCAGGAGTCCCAGCTTCTCCTACAGGGACAACAAAATGTCCAGCTGTTGTGGGAGGTGTCTCAACTATTCCTCCAGCACTAGAAGGAGATAAAAAATAATTATTTCCTGCATTTAATCCAGAAGTTGCTATAACTCCTCTTACTATTGAACGAACTTGTTGACCAGCAGTTTGCGTCGTTTCAGCAAATCCAGCTACCTTAGCTTTTTCTCTAGTATCGTTAGCAATAGCTCTTCCTAATTTTCCATCACTGTCTCTACAAAATAAAGCTTCACCTTGAGTCACATCCTCAAAACATTCAGCCACATAACCAACCACTTTAAAAACTATTTGATTGGGCATTGTGGATCTTAAATCTTGTAGAGATCCTACAAGTCCTACATAATTCGGAGAGTAGGGTTGGTTTACATCAACGCTAGACATTATCTTAAAAGAATTGGTGGCTCAGGTTGTATTGCAAATTCTGTTGTGGTAACACTTTCTCCGACTCTTACTACTGCTTGACCAGCACTTGAAGGTGCGGTTGTAGTTATAGCACCTGCAGTAGTGGGTGAAAGAAAATGTAAATCTCCTGCATTTAAACTTGAAAAAGTTTTAATACCCATAACCACAACTTTTATTGTTGCTCCTGATATTCCATCAGTATTGGCAAATCCAATTACTGTAGCATTTTCTAAAGTGCCATCTGCTGCACTAGCTTTCCCTACTTTACCGTCGGAAGTTCTAATAAATAATGCATCTCCGTCTGCAACTGCTTCAAATGTTTCAGCGTCAAATCCAATCTGTAAAGGAGCAAATGTTGGAAAACCTTCTTTTAAATCAATAATTGCATCGGTTAAACCTCTGAAATTGGGCTCATAAGGTGAGCGAGTCATTGCAAAACTATTACCTGTCATTAAGTCAACTAAGACAGTAATAGCACCTTCTATATTTGGTTCGTACCCTGTAGCCATAATATTTGCATATAATTATCTATTTTAAACTGTGCCTACCATTATAATTAAATTATGGAACCTCAAGTTATTGCAGCTATTATTTCAGGAAGTGTTGGAGCCTTTGCTGGTATATCAAGGGCTTTAGGTAATTTTAATAAAAAATTGGACAGAAGATTTGAAAATATTGAAAAAAATGTAGAAAAATTAAAATATGAAGTTTTACATGATTATGTTTTAAAAGAAGATTTTTTAAGAGAAATGCAAGCAGTTCATAGTAAATTAGATAGAATTTTAGATCATTTATTAAATAAATAATTAAGAAGCAGGACCTATCGCAATCCAATTATTAATTGCAGATAAATATATTTTTAAAGATCCCCCAGCATTTGTATCCCAAACTAATTGACCATTAACAGGATTAGCAGGTAATCCAGCAGAAACAGATGCTACTGCTTTTACAATTTGAAAAGATGATCCGTCATGGACTTTAAATATATGCGTACTGGCTGTATCTAACCAAGTCTCACCCTTACTAGAAGATGTGAATCCTGCAGGTAAGTTGTTAGGTGCAGTAGATCCAATATGAACTGGGCCTACTTTAATTAGACCAGTGCTTGGAGATGCCGTGTTATCTGCAAAAAATAAACCTGGACTTACACTATTATTATTTACCGCTAATTCACCAGCTCCTAATCTTATTGGAAAAGGTCTGTCATGTGCTGTGCTCGATCTACGAGATTGAATCTGTACTGCCATAATTAGACATTTATATATAGTCCTGCATCTACTACTGTATCTTGTGCAGTCTCTGGATTATATGTACCAGCATCCATGTTACTTGTATTGGCTGCAGAATCTAATAATTCTCCATTTATATAATCTCCTGCTTGTAATAAACCTGCTTCGAAAACATTTGTAAATTCCGATAAAGGTTTATTTATAATTCCAAATTTTACATCATCTAAAACTGTTGGGGCTTTATTAAATAATTTATTTACCATAGCAATCATTCTGTTCGTAGTATTAAAAGCTTTACCTGATCTGTTTAAACCTCCAGTTTCATCTCTTTTTAAACTATCAGTCAAAGTCATAGCTATAACAGATGGATCAAAATTAGCTACATCTTGAGGTAAGTTAAAATCACCAATAATATTTTTATTACCTTCCCATTTTGTTGATCGATTATATAGAGCAAATACTTCAACAGCTTCTTGCATTTTTCTTTTTTCTTTTGCCCATCTTTTTTCCCAACTTTCTAGACCTTTTCCAATTGGTTTATCACTAGGCTCTAACAACCATGCTCCAACGTACTCATGTTTCTTTAAATTTTCTACAGTTACATATCCACCAGTAGTTTGTGTAAATGGATAAACAACAGTAAAACTATTTGGATTAGGAACATCAGTAATTGTATATTCACCTGATATTGCATTTCCACTTGTAAAATTTAATTGAATTTTATCGTTTTTATTTAAATTATGATTCTCAAAATCTACAGTAATATTTACACCGCTTTGATTATATTTTGCTGCTAACTTAAGTGGCTCATTGCCTTCATCATGTAGTATTGACCACATAGCAGCGTAAATATGCTTACACCAACGAAGTTGATAATATTGTAAATTTTGAAAAGAATCTTGTTTTTCATCTTCATATTCAGGTAATTCATAAAAATTATTTATAGTGACATAACCTAAATCTCTAAATACACCAGGCTCATCTCTCCTCTCATCTAAAGATCCATCATTTTGAATAATATTTCCAGGTTTTGTATCTCGGATTGCAGTTACAGGAAATTTCTCATGGTTTTTTTGACTAAATAAATCATAACTATCTCTCCTTGAGAAATCCTGACAAGAACAATTCCACCTTAATTCTGTAGTTAAAAATCTTCCTACTGCAAAACCTCTGTGAGCTGGTACAGTCGTCTTAGCAATTGTATCTACAGTTTTTGCTCCATAACTATCTGCTTTTTGAAAAATAATTTCATTTGTAGTTGCATCAGATCCTGATACTGTATATCCAACATAATCGTCATATCTAAATCCTCTTATTAATCTAAATAATTTTAAATTTCCAAAAGTTGGACCAGTAGGTATTGTTGTGAATTTAAACTGTGTAGTACTCGTAACTTCAATTTTATATCTACCCGATAAAAGAGCTCCCGTACTTACTTCAACAAAAACTTTATTATCTGTAGATAATCCATGAGGAGAACTACAATTAACAGTGACTGTAGATCCCGATCTTGAATATGTAGAAGATATTCCTGAATCTCTCTCAACTATCCTATCTGCCATTCTTTCCCCTGCTAAGAAAGCAACTTCAGTCGGTAATGATCTAAGTTTTACTCTTATAAATCTCCAACGAGTGTCATTAAATTCTGTTGAATTATGATAAACAACATCTCCTGAAGTTGTAGCAGAATTTGAAGCGGTTAAAGTAAAAGTATTCTGTGTCTTACTTACAATTGTTAGAGTCTCATCTGTCGCACTACCTGTAGATATATCTAAATAAACATTATCGCCTGGAAAAAGTCCGTGATCAGTTTTTGTAACTATCAAAGTAGTTCCATTTTGTGAGTATGTTGCATTTACCTGTGGTGCTAAATATCTGACATCTAATATTGGTAACCCAAAATCATAAAAACTAAAACCATCTGTATCTCTCATCCCACAAATATGTTCTCCTAATTCTTGATTAGTTGAAGGAAAAGTAAATATTCTTGCAGGTATAAAAACTCCAGGAAATTGTTGAAATGTAAAAAATAATCTATAATCTCCTCTTCTATCTCTTTCTTTAGAAGTAGATCCTAATATCTGTTGTGTAAATGTATATAATTCATAGCCTCTTCTCCATCTAGTCCATAAAGAATCTTGATTATAAAATTTAACTTCACTCTCTAGTGCATATCCATCAGAACCTCGTGGATAAATACTAGGTTTTTTTGGAATATTTTCGAAATTTTTAAAACTATTTTTTAATTCGAAATTAGATTTATCTTCGAATTTTTTAAATCCGAATGACATAATCTTTAATAGAAACCACCCTGTACGTTACAATAAAATCCATTTGTCAAAGCAGTAGAACCACTTGCTGCTACATATAATGCTTGACCTCTTCTTAACATTAGACCTCTTTGCTTTGGAGCAATTTCATTATTAGATCCAGCAAAATTTGAAGCTCCTGATTGAACTGTAGGATGATTAATTAAAGGTAATTTTTCGGTTAAGGTTGTACTTAAAATTTGATTTTCTGCTACTTGAGGAATACTTTGAGTAAATAAAGGGAAGAACTGGTTAATGTTTGTAATTGTCCCCGTGCTGACAAGATAAAAACAAAAATCTATTGGTAAAGAAACAGCTACATTTCCAGTGATTGTTGCTCCACCAGCGATAGTTGGTATTGTTATATCAAAAGTTGTTGCAGTAAAATTTGATGAATCTATAACTGTAAATGTGTCATCCGTAGGTACAGTTCCTGCACTATATGTTAAAAAGTCACAGAATAATTTTTGTCCAATCTCTAAATTATGTCCACCTGAAACTGTAATAGTACAGGTAGCGTTAGTAGCAGAATATGTGGCTGTAGTAGCAGTTACAGCATCAAGTTTCTGTATAGATCTCTTCGAATATGTAAACCAAATCTCGTCTACATACGCCCCACTTATAGAAGTATCGGTTAATGCAGAGTCAACATCAAATACTTTTGTTGCATTACCAACAGCTGTTGGAATTAAACTTGTTAAAAAAGACTGTCCAGACGAAACTGTACACAGTGTCGAATTGGTTGCTGGGCGATCAACCATTAATGGTTGTTTGTTTGAACTACTACTTGCCACGTTTATTTATTCATAGGACTTGTTTTAATTATATAGGAAGGCTTTTTTACTTATCTTTCTTTTCTTCTTTCTTATCCTTTGCTTTAGTAGCTTTGTCTAGAGCTTCCTTACGTTTTTCTTTATCAGACATATCCTTGCCATCTTCCTTCTTTTTATTCTTATTTTTAAAATATTCTAATAATTGTGGTGGCATTTTTTTCTTAGCCATTTAAGTTTCCTCCTCTCTTTCAATTGGGATGTCTAAAGTTTGAGTAAATCGTTTAGGTAGATTAGTACCTTTTGTATAAGAAAAAGGTGCCTCACCAGGACGTACAGCGAATATATCTACTCGCTTTTCTCCTGCCATTCTAGTACGTCTACCTTTGAAGGGACTTGCTTTCTGTCTCTCCCTTGGACTAATAATATCTCTATCTCTATTAATTCCTAAAGTATATCCTAATGACGTTCTTGGTTTTATTTTATAACTAGGATGTTCTATAAAAGCTGGATCTTGATGTGCCATTATTATCTATGACTAACTTCCAAAAGTAATCTTGTTCCTACAGCTACATCTGCAGGTCCTGGTAAAGCTTGTATAAATTCTGCACCTTCTCTGTTAAACCTATATCTAGCCTGAGCTGGATTTCTATAATTTGGAACATATAAATGCATCGCTAATCTATCTGTTTCATAAATATAAATTTCTGTCCAAGTTTTTAAAGTTTCACGAAAATCTGAAGTTGCTACTGTTCTATCAACGTCACCAGCTATACTTTCAATCCTGTTTCTAGGAATAGTATCGTTGTTAATACTACCAGTCATGTCTGTACGCTTTTCAGCTTCATCACAACGACCTAGTTGCTCAACTATTTTACTTACCCAAAAAGAATCTTGTACATTATTTAATGCCTCTTCAAGTCTTGCTTGGTCACCAGCAGGTATAGAAGTTAAGTTATAACCTAAATGCCAACGTACTTTTGATTGTAAAAAGGTATCAAGCTTCATTCAAACAAGTAAAATTTACCTGTTACTAGTCTACTCTCACTAAGTTTTCTTTAAATATCTCATCCCAATCTATTCTTTTAATACCTCTTAGCTGTTCTAGCTTTGTAAATCTTTCTCCTGAAAGAGTAGTTTGTAAATCTTTTATATCTCTAGCAGTCTTTAAACCTACCCCAGGTAAGGCATCGGCTATTTGTCTAGCACCTGCTGTATTAATATTTATTCTAGTGTCAACAGGGAAAGTTTCTCTGTTAGATACTTTTGCTTCTTTATCTCCACTGGCATTTAATTCTGCTTTTAATCTTTCTTCTGTTTTTATTTTTTCACTGGTAGCTCCTACACAAGGAATTAAATCTTCATCATTTACATATTCAGTCTCATCATTAGCATTGATAACCATAGAAACACCTTCTCCATGCTGAGATATCTTTTCTACTATGCCTCCAGTAATTTTGTGTTGATACAACATAATTTTAAAAAAATCCTTCTTTATTTAGAATAACTCAATAAATTTTTCTTGACAATGAAAAAGCGAGCCATAAAGACTCGCCCTTTCTACTAATTCTAAAAATATGAATTATGAGTCTGTTCCACCTACTTGAGAAGCAAAGTCGATGAAGGATGAAATATCACTCCATGCAACCTCTGCTGCTGGACGTAAGTAGTTAACACGACAAACTAAGTAAGCTGCTTTACCTGCAGTGATGTCATCTGCAGATATAGAAACACCGTCACCATTAACAGAAGTATCTGTAACTGCGTTGACGTTGAACACTTTGAATGTTGTGTCAGCTGTAACCTTGAACATCATGGAGTTAGCTGCGTTAGCTGCAGTAATACCACCACCTGTGACTACTGTCCAGAAAGGTAGTTTTGCTGCTGTAACTGCACCTGTTCCTTGAGCAATAGTTGTACCACTAAATGCTATAGAACTGGTAGCTGCTGCTAAACCATTTTGCTGAGTTGATGGAATACCAAAAGGTGAACCACCATTGTTAGGACCAAGTAGAAGAACTTCTGTGTTAGTTCCAACAAGATCAGCTGTGATAGGAGATGCTGGGAAAGAAGGAAGACCACCTGAAGGATCATCCTGAGCAAGAGCTATAGACGCACCATAAACATATGCTGGTCTAGCTGAGCTTGCTTTCACAACTAAAGATGTACGATCATCTCTAACACGATCACTGACTCTTCTATCAGGAGAAGGTACAGTTATATCGAAGCTTTTGAAACTAGCTTTATCAGCTGATGCATTATTGATTTTTACAAAACCAATTTGCTCGAAAGCTTCAACTCCAGGCCATCCCTTAACACCTTCATGGTTGAAAGATGATAAACGATTAATCTGATTACCTGGTTCTAGGATTGCTCCTGCGTCACTTTTGTAAGTTGCCATTAGTTAATACCTCCTATTACTCTGTAATTGTGAAGGCAGTGGTAATGAAGTCCTTATTCAAGTTTGCAAAACCAGCATAAAGCTGCCATATAAGGATAATGAATCTTGAGAAATCATCATTATTGTTAATTAAAACTTGAGCGTTAGGACCACCAATACCAACACCAATTGCCTGTGGACCAAAGAACAATCCTGCTGGAGTTGTTCTTGAGGATGCACCGCCACCATCTCCAATATCGACCGTAATTGTCTTAGATGGGAAGTTTGTAGATTCAAAGAATCTTACTCCTTCAAACACGAA